AAAAAGGAATATGTAATTTACACATATTCCTTTTATTTAGTTTAACTAAAATTTTTTTATTTGATTTCACAACCTAAAGCTCCACACGCAATTTCACCACTCAAATCAGTATTATCTTGTAACTCAATAACTTTACTTAAATCAATTGAATGAAGTTTTGAAAATAATCTTTCAAATTCTTCTTGAGTACAGTCTTCAAATGGAGCTTGGATATAACTGCCTCCGTCAAAGGGTAGTACAGAAAGACCATTATAAAAATCTCTGTTTTCCCACATCCAATCACCAGCTAACTCCCAATCTTCAGGTTTCAAACTAATTGTTGCAGATACGTTGTGACTGTTTGAACCAGTTCTATGACCAGGTTTAACCCATTCTTGTGTAATTTTTTTAACACGTTCTAATAATTGGAATGGACTTTCAGTTCTTAATATTGCTCCTTCTGGTGCTTTTTGTGGAACTGAAATAACCGCCGTATCGTGTGGACGGAAAAATTCATCTTCAACCAATTCAGGGTGATTTGTTGCCAAATAGTTATAGATTGCTTCATTCTTACCAACACGAATTCTACGGATGTAGTAATCATTGTGCCAAGCGTGAATACCTGATGAAGTTCCCAATGTCAATGAAGTTGTTCCTGCTGGTTTAACAGTTGTCATACGAGCCGATTTGTTAATACCAATAAGTTCAGCAACTCTTGCATTTTCTTCTTTAACAACTTTTGCCGCTTCTTTCATATTGTATCCCAATACCACACCTGAACCGATACCTGTCATGGATACACCAATCAATGCATCTTTTTCAGTTGTTCTTTTCCAAACATCTCTTAAGTAATGGAAATCTGTATAACCTGCTTGAAGTGTTCCGATAAACGCCGCAGCTTTAACACGAGCGTTAAGGTCTTCTTGTGACTCAATATCAGATACATTAACCTCACATAAGTTACAGAATTGGTTTGGTCTCAATGCGATTTCACAACATGGGTTTGTTCCCCAATCTTTATCGTTTGTAAAATATATACCTGGTTCACCAGCACCTGATGCTTCAACACGTTTCCATAAATCCAAAAAGAATTCTTTTGTAATTTTGTGTCTAACAAGTACTGCAGAATTATTAGCTCTACCTCTTTGTGCATTTTGTTCCCACCATGCACCAGATTTACAAGCAATCATTTCACTATCATCTGCACTGAACAAAGAAATGAGTGCCGCTCTACGGATACCACCAGCCAATACAGCATCAGCAATGTGACAAACCATATCATGAACTTCGATTGGAGTTAGTTTTTCACCATCTTCTTTTGCATCCATCATACCTTTCAATTTGTGCAAACAATCTTTCAAAGGTTGAGGACCTGGAGCTTTACCACCTGATGTTACAAGTTGAGCACCTTTTGGTCTGATATCAGAAAAATCGAATTCTGGTGTTGATAAGTTGTCGCCAAAATATGATTTGAACAATACTTTAATTGCATCCGCCCATCCTTCAATTGAATCACCAATCAAAAATCTTCTAACTCTGTTTGGATTTGGTTTTCTGATTTCAGGTAATTTTTCAACATGATGTTTTTGAACTGAATACCCAACACCTGTTCCACCTAATAACAAAAACATTGCTTCAGCGAATGCATCCAAATGGTCTATCGGTAAGTAAGCACAATTATAAATTCTGTTTGGAGAAATCTCGATTGGTTTACCACCAAATTGCATTGACCTCATTGAAGGCAATACCTTTTTATCATATACCATTTTGTATACTTCTTTAATCTCATCTTTCAATGATGGGTATTTTTTAATATGCATGTCCATATTACGGGTTACCAATTCCTCCCATGTTTCACGTCTGTTCAATTCAGGTACGAATTTTGCGTACTTCATATAAACAGTCAAGTCTGACAATATCTTTTGTGATGCGTCCATAATTGTGTTTTAAGTTTATTTTAATTTGTGTTATTGTTTTGTTGTTCTCTTTGTTTTCTTTTTTCCAATAGTTCTTTAACCCTATCTCTTTTTCTTTCTTCTTGTTGTTCTTCAAAACCCAAGAATGTTACTGAACTTTCGGTATCAATTTCCAAAAGTTCGTTGTTGAATTTGCAGTTTTCAAAAACCACACCATCTTTTCCGATACGTGATTTTGTGATTGCAATAGTTGCCAAATTCATTTCTTTTTGTTGCAATGTTTTTGCAACTGATATAATAACGTGACCAACTTGAGCCTTCTTAATAGAACCACCCATTTGGTCTGTAGTTACAACTTCTGAAGAAATTGATGACCTGTTACCTTGTGTTGCAGTCCAACCTACCAACGATAACTCATGACACATCGCCTCAAATCCTCTCATCACAGAACCCTCTGCTTTCCATTCATCCTTACTTGAACTTTCAGGTACCACACAATCGATATAGTCCAACAATACCAAATCAATTTTCGTTCCATCCGCAATCATCTTTCTGATTTGGTTTTTGATTTGATTCATAGACATTGAATCTGAAGGGAGTTTTTTCAATATCAACTCATTCTTCATTGTTTCTTTAATCTCTGTAATTTTACCCATTACAGTTTCTTTGTGTTGAACCAAATTGTCTGGTTCAATACCTGTCCAAAGGGTAAAGTGTTTACGTTGAACAATCTTTGGATTGTCCTCAAAAAAGATTTGAAGAACATTATATCCAAGATTAAATGCAGTGTTTGCAATCTTTGTGAGGATAGTTGTCTTACCAACACCTGTTGGTGCCAATATAACACCTATTTCACCCTTTGCAAGACCACCTTTAAGTAATCTGTCTATACCTGGTATTCCCATTGGAATTGGGTGTCTAAAATCCTCATCGAGCACAGTATCCAAGTTGGAAAAGATGTCCGTTAAACCAGTGTCTCTTTCTCCAACTTGTAATGCTTCACGTACCAACCCTTCCACTTTGTCATAAGATTCAAAGTCACCTTCAGTGATAATCTTTTGTGCTTTGTCCATTGCTTTTTGAAGTTCTTGTTGTTTACAAAACTTCAAAGCCTTTTCCTGAACAAATTGGGTTCCTTCGAATGGTGCACCCTTAACTTGGGTGATGGTGTCAAGAACTATTTTGGCAACCAGTTCTTGTGAAATTTCTGATTTTACGATTTGCTCAAGAGTTTCAAAGTTAGGGGTAGATTGGTATTTTACATAATATTCCTTAATCATCTGTAAAATGATTTTGAAATATTTGTTATCAAAATACGAACTCTCAATAACGTCCATTATAGACATCGAAAATTCTTTATCTACAATAAGTTGGTTTAATAATTGTATTTGAAATGTGTTCCCTAAATAATCAAAATTCTTGTTCATATATCGTTTTTGTCTCCCCCTGTTTTATTAAATATTCACTTACTCAAGTCAATTCCCAAATAATCAAAACTTAATTTTTGGGCTGAAAAAATGTCAGTCATTTCTCGAAGAATATCTTTCAAAATTGGTCGTACGTCAACGGTATAACGAACCTTCGGCGGAAATAATTTTCCATCAAAATATCTATGACAAATTGTCTGTTCTCCAATTTTGATGTAAAGATTGAATTGTTCACTTCCTTCAGTAAAAGAAGTATTCATGATTGCTGGGTCAGCAACGATTGATTCTTTGTTGTCAATCATATAGATAACCGTTTTCATTTTGAGTTGATACTCAAGTTCATTCTTGAGGTGTTTCATGTAATAATACAACTCTAATGAATTTTTTGCCTTTGGATTAAAACCTCGAACGTTGAAAAATCTTTGAACTACAATGTTGTCGTTCAACGTTAAAAGGAACTCCATTTTGGTGCTGTCTTGTTCTTTCATAATTTAATTTTTATTTGTGTTACGTTTTTCTTTTCTTGTCAATTTCATGAATGGTTTTAGGAAGTTAACCCAAGCTTCATCGTCTTTAGGTAGGTACTTAAATAGTCCATCTTCCATCATCATTCTCATTAAGTTTTTGTATCCCCTATCTGTTGGGTCAATTGTGTCAGTTAATATTTGTTCAACCAATTCTTTACCATCTTCAGTAATAAGTGGATTTGTCAAGTCAACAATCGTTTTATTAGTACGGTAAAATAACTCTCCAATTATAGTTGATTTTGTCTTTCCAGTCAAAATATTGTTGAGTGTTTTTATAGGTTTCTTTTGCGGGATATTTCGGGCATAATCCAATATTTCTTCGATAGTGCATGGTTTTTCCTGCACTTGTGGAAATAACTTGACTAAAGTTTTTTCTCCAAGTCCTTCAATACCACTAATGTTATCAGATTTGTCACCAGTAAAGATTTTGGTAAGCAAAACATTATAGTGGGGAATTTCAACTTTATTAATTAAAATCATATCCCCATTCTTATAATATTGTCTTGATGTAGGTGA